GAGTGGCGCTGGCCTGGGGGGCGCTGACCTGAGGGGCGCTGACCTGAGGGACGCTGACCTGAGTGGCGCTGACCTGAGGGACGCTGACCTGAGGGACGCTGACCTGAGGGGCGCTGACCTGAGGGACGCTGACCTGAGTGGCGCTGCTATCTATTACTCGGATGGTAATTTTGACGTCAATTATCGTAGAGGTTATTTCTTGAGCCTCACGAATATTGAAGAAATTGAAACGGAGATGCATCACGATGTCAAAAGCTGTCGTCGATGGTCGTTTACCTGGAAAAACGTTTTGAGAATCAAGAGCTGGAAGCTGAAGCCTGCCGCTGGATCTTTTGAAGCGATAGCTAAAAATGCTAGCGCCGCGTCAAAGGCAATCGCTGATGGTGCTAAATCTCAAGCCGACGAGAAGTGTGCGCAGTCTGAAACACCAGAGATTGAAGTTGGCGACAGGGTTGCGTTTAAGCACGGCGACGAGCCAACAGAAGCTCTATGCGGCGACGTGATTGCGACGAAAGGTAGCGAAGCGGTGGTTGAAGTGAAGCAGCTGTTGGGATGTCAAGCATTCATCCTGCCGTTTGACAAGCTGATCGTTATTCCGCCAAAAACGCAGGAGTAATCGAACGGTTGAGAGGTTTATGACCGAAGTGGAACGCTTGACTACTTGATAAAACAGTCAAAGCATTTTATAGCTAGGCGCTGGTGAGATTGAGCGGTTGGGAGGCCGCGATTGCCAGCGCCTAATCTGTATATTTCAGAGGTAGAGGAGGGATAACAAACATGGTTAAGTGGCTAAAAATTGACAAACAAGACAAGACGAGGCGACGCCGTCAAGAGATCGGCCAGGTCGCCATTTATTATATTTCGAAACAAGCAATTATTATTGGTGACGAGCGAAAATGCAAACCATTGTCACACTACACCCTTTTGCAATCTTGGCAGGATCGAAACAAAAAACCGTACCAGAATATGCTGCGTAAACTAAAAAACACCAAGGGATTAACTTTCATGCAGGCGCAGCTCATCGCAAATAGTTACGGCGTGCATATCTCGGCCGTTTCCGAGCAGTCAATACCAAAAGAACTACGCGTCAATCTCTAGAATTATAACCATGAAAGACGACTTCAAATCATGTCCTAAATGCGGCCGAAAGTATAAGCGGCAAGATAACTACGATGTTCACGTAGCCAGTTGCAATCGTACGTCACCGTCAACTCATGGCGGTGCTAGAAAGGGTAGTGGTGGAGTTAAAGGCAAAAAGACTCAAAAGGTTCTCGACCGAATGAAAGAGAAGCAGCGGATTTTAGACCGAATCACTAGGAATGCTGACAAGCTATACGAAGCACAGTTCCGACTGGCGACAGGCGTGCAGCTACTGTTCGTTATAAAGACCGACCGCAAAGGTAATCGTTTGCCGGCAGAGCAAGTTACCGATCCTGAGACTATTGCGGCATTTCTTGATGGTGATCTGGATGGCGTGGATGACGAGTATTATTTCATCGCCACGCAGAAGCCAGACAACAAAGCTATTAAGGATATGCTCGACCGAGCTTTTGGCAAGCCAGTTGATCACGTTGACCTATCTGTCGATGTTCGCGAGAAGCAACCGCCAAAGATTGTCTCGACCATCAAGCCGCGCAAAACGAAAGGCGAATAGCTCATGTCGCTAGAACTAAAGCCGAAGCAGCAAAGCGTTGTCGATATTATTAACGACTGTCCTGAAGTCGATACTATTTATTTGATTGGTGCAGTTGGCACTGGCAAGACAGACATTGCGGCGAGTGTCGGCATCGATATTTGCGACACATTTGAGAAGACATATTGGACGGTTTTTCGCAAGAATATCAGCACGGCGAAGCGGTCGGTGATTCCGTCATACCTGACTATGCTCGACCGCAAGAACTTCAAAGAGGGCGAGGACTACACGTACAATGGCCAAGATTACGAAATTAAGTTTCCTAATGGCTCAAAGATTGGCTTTGTAGAGGCGGACGAAACGAAAGACAGGAGCGGCCAGAAAATTAAGGGTATTAACGCCACCGCTAGTCACATTGACGAGGCTGACGAATTGTCGCTGACGATGTTTACCACGGCCAAATCCCGCAAAGGGCGCCGCAATACTAACGGACAGCCGAGCATTGCTATTATCACCCTAAACCCAAATGATGTTGAGCATATCAAAGAGGTATATATGCGCTGGAAATACGGCGGAAATGGCAAGTATGAGCCACTGCCGCCGAACATTCGTGTGGTTGAGTTTGATCTGTCTGACTCATGGCAGATGCAATCAGACATCGACGCTATGATGACAAACCCGATATGGTGGGTCGAGCGGTACCTGAAAAATAACTGGGAGTACCAAGACGAGAGCAAGACGATATTCCGCTCGAGCATCTTTGCCAAGGCTATCGTTAAAAGTTACGAATCAGGCCGCAAGACAACCGGCTATGACGTAGCACGCGATGGAATTGATCGTAGCGTTGCGGTGGATTGGGAGAACCTGACATTGGTTGACGGCGCTATCACTAAAGACTCAAACGAGCAGGTAGAGACTGGCAAACAAGCCGAGTGGCTGATTGAGCATTCAGATAACTTCTCTATTGGCTACGAGAATACCGCAGTCGATGGCGTGGGTGTTGGCGTTGGTGTTATCGATGGCGGCAAAGACCGCGGTGCTGAGTTCGCAGTGTTTAAGTCTGGCTTTTCGCCCGACCCATTCCTAACATTCGATGACGAGCCAAAGAGCCGAGAGGACGCTGAGCGCTCACAGGAGCTGATGGCGTTTAACAATTTACGGTCGCAGGTGGCGTACATGCTGGCAATGGGACTAGACAGCGGCAAGGTGAAAATCCTCGATAGTTTTCCATTCCTCAATGAGTTTATTAAGGAGGCACAGATGCACCACCACGAATATAAAGATAAGGTGTTTGTACTGGAATCTAAGGAATCAATCAAGAAGCGGCTCGGCAAATCTCCTGACATATTTGACTCTGTACTGATGGGCTTTTGGCTGCAGTTGCGGCATGAAGTGGTGATGGAGTGGGGCGGGATTATGTAATCCGTATATTTACAGTTAGAGGACTATATGAAATTGAAAGATTTTTTGCGCAAATTAAAGTTTCAAAAGCCAGACAGGGATACTGTCATTGAGGCGTGGATAGGGCTGCTGATGTTTGTCGGCGTGCCATTTTGTATTTGGCTATATTATGGCGGCAAGGTCGCCATAGTGGTATTTGTCGGCGTGCAGCTGATATTTTGGTCGGTTTATTTATATAGGAGCAACAAGTAGATGGGAATTATTAAGACAGCCATGGGATTAAGAGGTGAGAGACGAGTTAGCGGCGTTGACCCTTCTTTTCAGAGATTATCAATGTTTGATCATTACCGAGCCAGCAGTTATGCGACAGCTTATCCTAATATCCGCACAATCGCTAATAAATACATGACAGTGCGGCCGTTTGCCATTAATGGCAATGGAGAGCAGATTGATCATTGTGTTATTGACGCGCTATATCACCCGAATAAATCAGACAGTTCCGTGGCGTTTGCTGAAAAGATAGCCGTGTCGACATTGTCCTTGCGGAAGACGTACATTTTGGTTTGGAGCAACTATGGCGGAGTAGCAAAACCTGGCGGTGATTTCATGAGGCAGGGCGGCAGGAATATTGCTGGCTTTACGTTTCTGGAGTTTCCGCGAGTTGCACGAGTTGGTGGCAAGACAACATATACGGTTGGCACACAGACGTTTACTGAAGACGAGGTGCTGGTATTGCCTGGTGGAGTTGACCCAAACGACCTGTACGCTGGATATTCGCCATCTGAGGCCTCACGCCGCTGGGCGACGCTCGACGACTACATTGCCGACTTTCAGGCTGGCTTTTTCGAGAACGGGGCAGTGCCAGCTGGGCAATTCATTATTACCGCACCAACACGGCAGGCGTTTCAAGAGAGCGTGGCAATGCTGCAGGATGCTCATCGCGGAGCAGGCAGCAATAACAACGTCACGTATACACACCGTCCAGTCAACATAAAGACTGGCGTTCCGTCGGGCAGTGCGGCCATTGAGTGGGTGCCATTTTCACAGCCTAATAAAGATATTGACTTCGAGAACTTATTTAAGCAGGTTGATAGGCGGATCGATACTTCATTTGGCGTTTCGGCCATCATGAAGGGCATTGACGATACTGCGACATACGCTAACGCGCAGGTGGCAAAGCAGGTGTTCGCTGAGAACGTCGTTGATCCATTGCTGCTACGCAACTACACACAGTTGACGCAGGAATTGAATCGAATCACTGGCGGCATGGGTATGGCCATCACTTACGAATTCGCTATTCCTCAGGTTGTTGACGAGGTCAAAGTGCAGGCTGAGGCTGATGATATTCGGGTTAACACTATGTTAAAACTGGAGGCGGCAGGCTATAGCACCGAGAGTATCATTGATGCGTTGAAACTGCCGAACAACTTTAAGCTGTTGCGTAAGGGCGGCTACAATCCACCAGAGATTGAGAACGATAAGCCAGATGTTGATGAGGGCGATGAAGTGGCAGACGCACCTGATCGCCGCAAGGTAGACGATGTGGGGGCCTGGGGAGAAGCGAACGGCACCAGCCCAAAAGCAACAGCCGACAAGCAGCCGCAGACACTCGATGACTTTGAGCAGCTGATTTACGACGCAACGACTGAGTTTATGCAGAAACAGGTTGACCGAGCCATTGCTGAATCGCGCCAGACGGCCGAAAACAGTGCTGAAGAGGATGACGAGCAGAACGAGTTTGCCGAGGCACTGCTACTGATCATCGTGGCGTTGATGATAGTTCAAGGTGCGATTTACTTTGAGGACGGCAAGCAATTGCTGATAGATAACGGCATATCCACTGCTGGATTAACTGGCTTTGTGGTGGCGGCATCGACGCAGGAGGCATACCGAGCATATCTACTAAATGTGGCTCGCTCATACGCTGACGATACGGCCGCCTCAATCCGCCGAGTGCTTGACCATGCGGCATTGCACGGCTGGGCACAGTCTGAGCTGGAGGAGAAGTTGCGTGGCATTATGAAGACTGATGAGTGGCGAGTGCAGCGAATGGCTCGCACTGAGATATCACGAGCCGACGCACTGTCAAGCGTTGAAGCCATGAAGCAGGTGCAAAACCAAACAGGAACGCTAATCGAGAAAGCCATGGAGAGCGAGACCGGCAAGCCGTGTGAGTTCTGTGCAACGCTAATCGATAAATGGGTAGCAGTCGATGAGCCAATCCTGAATCTGAATGAGGCAATTATTGGCAGGGACGGTGGCATATTTATCAATAATTTCGCACAGAATGACGGATATGATGTCCACCCAAACGGTCATTGCCACCCGAAGTACCGCGTCGTCAAGGCGTATCTCAACGCTGAGCGGCGAATCATTGATGACGAGATGGCTGATCTGGACTTGCGATGCGAGGAGTGTGGCCGCTACCTAAACATCAAGGGTGTGACGCAGATGATCGCACAGGTGCGTTGCAGTAATGCGAAGTGCAAGCACGTCAACAACATCAAGATCGTGAATGCTACTTCAACAGACGATCAGGTGCGTTATGAGTTCGATAAATCGTAATCTGTAGTCTTAGAAATAAGACGAGAGCAAAACGCTCAAATTGGACGGGCAAGCAGGAGTCGAAAGCAAACTTTAACAAGGAAATAAAGCATGAAGTTCTGGAAGTGGAGCAATTCCGTTTCATCGAATAATCAAGAGCTTATACTTGACGGGCCTATTGCGAGCGATACCTGGTGGGGCGACGAAGTCACACCCGACCTCTTTCGCGAAGAACTCAAGCAGCATGCGGGCGATTTGACAGTTGTCATTAACAGCCCCGGTGGCGATGTGTTCGCAGGCTTAGCAATCTATAACGCACTTGTGAATCATAACGGAAATGTCACTGTCAGGGTTGATGGTTTAGCGGCGTCGATTGCATCAGTGATTGCGATGTCGGGCGACAAGATTATCATGTCGCCAGGCTCAATGATCATGATTCACCGTCCGTCTGTTTGCGCGATGGGCACGGTTGATGACATGGAGAAAGCCAAAGATGTGCTGACGAAAATCGAGGAGGGTATCACGCCTATCTATGCCAAACGGACAGGGCTTGACGAGGATAAAATCGCTGAGTTGCTGGAAGCGGAAACGTGGATGCTTGCCGATAAGGCTGTCGAGCTCGGTTTTGCCGATGAGGTGTCTGAAGCACCAGAGAAGCAAAAGCAAGACGAGGGCGTACAGAATGCGATGGGTATGAACTTTGCATTCAGTATGTCGGCCGTCAAGCAAGCAGATGCCAAGCCAATGCAGAGCCTGGTTGAACAGATCAAGGCGAAAGCAGAGGCGGAGGCAGCCAAGGCGGCAGAGCCAGCCGAGGAAACGACGACTGAACCTGAAACGAAAACTGACGAACCAGCGGCACCGGAAGCCGCGCCAGAGGCAGAGCCTGCTGACGAAGCTGAGCAATCAGTACCGGATGAACCAACTGATAACAATCCTGAGGAGGATACGGAAATGGATCCGAAAGATATTGCAAAGATGCAAGTTAAAGAACCAGCTGATCCAGCAGCTGTTAGCACGACTGTTGCTACAAACTACCTGGATACGCCACAAGCATTGAACGATTTTGCTAAAGTGCTTGTCAAGAACGCAGGCGCAGAGACGAGTGATATTCGTTCAGCATGGGAAAACCACCTAAAAACAACCATGGGCGTAACAAACCCTGATAAGGTTTTGCCAACACCTGTTGTTGAAGCGATTGAGAGCGCTTTCAAAGCGGGTGGTCAGATTTGGAATCTGATGAATAAAACTGGGCTTGACGCTTACAACACCGCCTGGGACACAAACACCGACAGTGCTCGCGGTCACAAGGTTGGCAAGAACAAGAAAGAGGCTGATATTGCTCTTGAAAACCGCGTTCTCGAGGGTCAGTACATCTACGAGCGTATTGATCTTGACAAAGAAACTTTGCGCAAGAACAAGAGTACTGGCTCAATCTTGAAATACGTTTTGTCCGAACTACCAAAGCGTATCGTCGCAACAATAGAGCGTGCCGCTATCATCGGCGACGGCCGCGACAAGAGATCGGATGACGACGCGATTACGTCATTTATCTCTGTTAAAGACGACGCCAAAGCTAACAATATGTTTGCTAAAACCTACACACCGAAATCTGGCGAAAGCCGCCGCACTTCAATTTTGAATGCGATGGACTTAATTGAGGCTGAGGGTGACGCATATATCATTGCAAAGCGCGGTTACATTACTGCCTTGAAAGATGAGCGCGGTACCGACGGACACATGCTGTACACGCCAGGCGTCAACATCTTAGAAGATTTGGAGCTGGCTGGCAAGTTTACACCGCAATGGTTCAACGACACTAACGACGCCGATAATGATGCCTACATTGTTGTTTTGAACGCTTACAAGACTGTTGGCGATAACTCGATTGAATCGTTCAGCAACTTTAAGCTGGAGAACAACAAGCAGCAGTATTTGCAAGAGGTGTTCCACGGCGGCGGCTTGAGCAAGATTGCATCAGCAGTGGCTATTAAACACGTAGCCTAACAGAGAGGGGTGTAAAAGATGGCAGCACTGGTAACTAAAGAAGATATCGAGGGCGTACTTTTACGCCCCCTTTCTGATACCGAAAATACTTACTTTGAGCGGCTATTGCAGCAGGTGACGGAGACGCTGGAAACGCTGCTGGATGTCAAGATGCAGGGCGAGGCGAATACGCCGCGCCGGTATGAGACGATAGGCGGCTCGCGTTTTTTGGTCGTCGATCCGTTCACTAGTCTATTGCCAGAGGTGACGACAGAAAGCGGTAAGCCGCTGGCGGTCAAGTGTGTAAGTCAATCTGACGAACTGAACGCCAGCTGGTTCAACATCATTGAGATGGCTGAGCCGCTGGAGACAGGGCGACATGTTGTCAAAGCAACGTGGGGATATGGCGAGCCGTTGCCATACGGCTTGAAAATCCTCATCGCAAGGTTATTTGACACGCTGTCAATAGCTAATCAAGGTAGTTTTTACAACAATGTAAAATCTGAAACAGTACTGAGCCATTCAGTGACGTACGACAATACCAAGCAAGTTATTGATCAGTTCGCTGAGGCGAACGTTGATCTACTGGCAAAGTTCGTAAAGCCAATCAGCAGTTGCGTGGTGTCTGGCTACACTGATACGCCACTGAGCCAGCGTGGAGTTCATCGCTATGATATTCCGCGATAGCATCACCTTGGTCGCACCCGTAGACGGTGTATACCGCCAGACGGGAGGCGAGCGGCACAGCGTGAAGTGTGTCATCGAGCAGACAAGTGGTTTGACGCGCGGGGGCAGCTATGACGCTATGACGGGAGATGCCAGAGCATACCTGGACGGCCGAGACAGCTGGCTGTCGTCAACTGGCTACTCGATCGAGGGATATTTCGCCGAAGTGACGTTGTTTGGTGTCAAGCGGGTGTATCGCGTTGCTAACGCAGCAGTCGGCAGGGCAGTTATCACCAGCGGCACAGTGCAGCACGTTGAGATTGAGCTGGAAAGGCTCGATAGAGAGGTGTAATCATGCCGGTGGTCGATAATACGGTGGCTGTCAAACGATTCTTCCAGAACCAGGCAGCGACAGGGTTGAACGCTATGGCGAATCACACCTTGATAGTAGCCAATCTCACCGCACCGTTCAAGCGCAGAGGCTCGCTGAAATCTCGCAATGTCGAGGTGCGGCGAATCGGTAGAGACGCTATCAGATTGACATGGAAGCCAGTCTATTCGCAGTACCAGAACCGTGGCAGGCGTGCGAATGGTACTCATGTGGTACGTAAATATACAACGGCCGGCACTGGCAAGGGTTTCGTTGATGAGGGTGTGAGAAGCACCATGAAAGATTACAAGAGGTTTTTTAGATGAATGTAACATTGGAGATTGCAAAAGTTGTGGCTACTGCCATTGGCGGGGAGCTTGGCAAAAATGTGTTCGTCGGGCGGTTGCCAGCAAGCAAGAGCCAGGACGGCATGGTAGCAGTTGCATCTAGCGGCGGTGAATACGACGGCGGTAACTTGGGCAATACCAAGCTGACCACCGAGCTAACGATCACCGTCGTAAAAGCCGATGCGGCCGAGTTGTACGAGCTCGACAGCAAGCTGAGAACGGCATTGATGCAATTGCCATACACTGACGCGAGATTTATTCGTGTGAGCGTATTTCCGATGCAAGACAGTGCCTACGAAGCCTCTGAACTACGGATGGGGGTATGGAGCGCCCAATCTGTAACATTAGTTTTGAAAGATTAAGGCAAAGGAGCAATTAAAATGGCAAATATCGAATTTTCCGGACTGACGCACGATTTATATTTTGGTGCGAAAGACGGCAAGAATTTTAAGAAAATTCTGGGAGTACACGATCTCGAACCAGACAATGACAAAGACGAGGTGACGCGCGATTTTATAGACGGCACAAGCCTAAAAGTGCTTAAGAAGTTCGCTTCGAGCATGAAGTTCAAAGTTACCGATATTGGTCAGGAAAACTTGAAGAATATCGTACCAGGTCATGTTTATGACAATGGCGAAGCCATTGACAACACTACGGGTATTACAGCTGGTACCGGCGGTGCGGTACAGGTTGGATTAAAAAAGGGTTCGTCGGCACAAGTGCCCGGTACCTTGAAACTGGTACCTAAATTAGCATCGCAGGCGAAGCATACCATTTATATTTTAGACGCAGACGCGACATTAACCGACTGGTCACTGGAAGATGGCTTGACTGAGTACGAAGTTACTGTCAACGGTCAGTTTGTCGAGGGCGACCTGACATTTGCATAACAGGGGTGGCACAGTGCTAAAAACACCGTGTCAATACCTAAATTGATAAAAAGTAATGTAGTTTTTACAACTATAGAATGGAGAATGAGATGGCGTTTAAGTTTAATAAAACTCAAAGCCAGACTAATGCGCCACGTGTTGTTATGGCGCTTGAAATGAGCGACAACGGTAGCGTGAGCACCTTGAAATACGTCGTTCCGCGCCTAAGCCGCACAAAAGTGGTTGCAGCTCAATATGATGCCAGGCGTAGCGTCAAGGGTGTGGGCAGTGCACAGCTACAGGCGATTGTTTCTAATTCGCTAAGTGGCGAACTGCTTTCTAGTCTAGAACCAATTGATGGCGCACCAGAAGTAGATAAGCTTGTCGAGTTAATTGGAGACGAAAACCTCGAAGCATTCATGACAGAGCTATTCAGGCTCGCGACTGAGGATTACGCAACATTGCGCGCCGAGGGGGTCGAGGTATTGCAGTAATGGAAGACCACGAGCAGCAGTACGATCCAGAAAAACTAGCCTTGCTGATTGAAAAACAGACCAAGGATATTTTGAAAAATCAGAAAATCACCGCTGCTGCTCTAGCTTACTATTATCAAATACCGTTTGCCGAGGCGGTAGAGATGCCATACGGAGACTCTGAATTATTAGTCAAAGCAGCTCGTGTATTCAAGGCACAAGAGGCGTTACAACAAATGGCAGTAATTACCGCTGCGCTGAGCGGTAAAAAGGCTAACAAGCTGATTAGTTTATTGGAGAAACAGGCAAAATGGTAGGGTTATTTGGCAGATTCAAGGTATTTTTCCAGACGAGACTCAAACTCGTCAATATTTTCAATGTCGGAGATGACAAGCGAACCACCAATGATTTTTTCGCCAATCGTCGTAATCCCGATGGCATTGCCATTTCGCACAAAGCCCTCTATCGTTCGATAATTGATTGTACGAGTGAGCCTGCCGTTTCTGAACTTGATGGCGGTATCTGTCAGCTCAAAAGAAACGTTGCGGTATTTTCTATAGGCGAGCCAAGCGGTTACACCAAATGTAATCATGTGCAGCCAAAACCAAAAAACCAGCTTTTTTATGAGCCACTTTTTAGACAGATGATATTGTTTATTCATTTAAGAGTTCCTTTCGTCTTATACCACAATCATAGCATAGACAGGGTAATAACGTCATGAACCAAGGTGAGATTATTATCACATATCGTGTTGATTCGAGTGGTGCAATCACCGCTATAAGCAATGTCCAGAAAAAGATGCACGAGAGCGAGAGAAATCTCAACTCGACTCAATCAAAATATGGCAAGTTTTTTGACAGGCTAGACCAGGGCTTTAGTGGCGTTGCTAATACGATAAAAAAATTTGGTATCGTCGCTGCCGGTGTTATCGGTGGCGGTACATTTGGTGCAAAACAGTTTATCGACCTCGCCAGTGGCTTGCAAACAACACAAGCGCAGATGGCGTCGCTCACTGGGTCAACCGAGGCGGCCAACAAGGTTTTTGGTCAACTGTACAATCAGGTACTTGGTAAGCCAATCGCTTTTCCCGACGCCTCAAAAGCAGCCTCTACATTATTAGGCTATGGGCGCACAGCACAGCAGGTTATACCAGACATGGATACCTTAGGCAGGCTGTCTATCGTTTCTGGTGCAAATTTGCAGAATTTGGCACTAGTTTTTGGACAGGTTACGAGCCGTGGTGCGTTGTTTGGGCAGGACGCGCTCCAGCTGATCAACAACAATATCCCGTTGACTACCATCTTGGCCAAGAAGTTCGGTATTTCTATGGAAGAGGCTGCTGGAAGAATCAATGGTGGCAAAGTGAGCGCCGAGGAGTTTACCGCCGCCATGGCGGAATATGCGCAGAGCCTAGATATTAGCAAGTTCTCAAACACATTCCAAAACAGAATGATTAGCTTGCAGGGCTCGATTCGGTCACTCGGATTAGAGATTATTGGCGTACGAGTGGATTCTGAAAAGGGGCTGATAGTTGATCAAAATGGACTATTTGCCAGGTTTAGTGATGGCGTCACAAAGCTTACTGCTTTTTTGAAAGAAAACAAGCAAACTATTGTTGGTTTTGCCAACTTCATCATAGATAATGCTGTGCCAGCCATTGCAGCGCTAGGCTCGGCGTTTGTAGCAATGAAAGTTGGGCAATTTGCATCGACCATGGCAAAAAGCGCCATAGGATTAAGAGCATTCATCGGCGCCTTAAAGAATGGACAGACAACGATGGCGGCGTTCAATGCGGTAGCCGGGCTAAATCCATTTACAATCATAGCCGTGGCAATTGCTGCAGTCGTCGGTGCGCTAGTGTTTCTACAGATGAAATTCAATATCTTTGGCCAAGCGTGGAACGCCATCACGGCAGTGTGGGGCGCTGCAGCTGGCTGGTTCAGCGGCGTGTTCGAGGCTATCGGGCAGGTGATTAGCGGGTTTGTCAGCGGTGTTGTTGGATTTTTTGGCGGCATCTGGACCGGCATCACTACGGTGTTTAATAATGTTGTAGCATTCTTGCAGCAGTGGGGCTTGACGATATTGGCGGTGATATTTGCACCGGTGGCGTTAATTATTGGGCTGTTCTTTACGTTTAAGGATCAAATATTTGCCGTGTTCCAAGCCGTCTGGGATTTCATCGTAGCGACGTTCACCCCAGTGGTGCAGTTCTTCGGCGGAATATTTACTGGCGCCTGGAATCTTATTGTGGGCGTATGGGGAGCGGCTGTCGGATGGTTCGGCAGCATATGGGGCGGTATAGTCGGCGTGTTTAGCGTCGTAGCCGGTTGGTTTGGTGGCGTATTTAGAGGGGCTTGGAACGCTATCGTTAGTATATTTGGCGGACTGGCGGGATGGTTTCGTGGCATCTGGAATGGAATCGTGGGCATCTTCGGTAGTGTCGGCGTATCTATCGGTAACGCTATCGGCGGAGCATTTAAGGGGGCTATCAATGGCGTGCTAGGCTTTGTTTCTGGAATGATTAACGGATTTATCAACTCGATAAACTGGGCGACAGGTATTATCAACGCTATTCCTGGCGTTCATATTCCAAAAATACCGAACCTCAATATTCCGCAGCTCGCAGAGGGTGGTATTGCCACAAAAGCAACCCTAGCCATGATTGGTGAGGGTAGTGAGCCGGAGGCCGTCATTCCGCTGAGCAAGCTGAGCCAGTTCTTGAAGAACTCTATGGACGAGAACGGCGCTGGTGCATCATCTGGCGGCAATACACCGCAAATAAACCAAACCGTCAACCTGACAAACGGCATCGATGTTGATCAATACAACCGCAGCCTGGTGCAGCAGATGAGGAGGGGCTACTGATGAGAACCTATGACGTGCAAATCACCAATATGCGCACCAACGAGAGCGTGTTTTTGGCAGGCAGCAAACAAGGGTTATCACACCTAACACCGCCGCTGAAAGGCTTTGGTGACCCTGACGTACGCAACAGCCAGTATGTGTTCTCTGGTGCTGATGGCGGTAGTGTAGATGAGCAGTTTTATGGCGTTCGCCAAATACCATTGAGCTTTTTCGTGTTGGTGGAGCATGACGGAAGACTGGCCGAGATGCACGCCGAGATGGCAAAAATTGCCAGAACCATCAAGATTCGCGACAAGTTGCGAGTGCAGCTATTCACGCCAACTGGACGTGTCTACCAGACTATTACCAAACTGACACAGCCTCTCGATCCAAAGATTGAGTGGCCGCTCATTGCCGACTACGACATCGAGCTAGTAGCGGGCGATCCGCGGATGTATGACTACACCGACGGCGCAGCACAGCGAATCACGCTAGAGCGTCCACGTGACGGTGGTTTATTGTGGAGTCCTACAGGGCTACTTTGGGAGCGTGACGGCTTGCACTGGGTGGCTGGCGGAGGGGTGAACCACGCTATCAATGATGGCAACACGTACGTCTGGCCAACAATAACGATTTCTGGCAAAGTAACCAACCCAACGGTGTCCAACCAGACAACTGGCGAGATGTTGGCACTGAATATCAGCACAACAGACAGCGACACAATCGTATTTGATACATACAACCGAGAAGTGACGCTAAATGGGGTAGGCATCGATAACAACCTCACCAGCAGCCAATACTGGCGTTTGGTGCCAGGGCTAAATGAGCTGATTTTCAATACCTCAAACAGTGCTGATACTGGCACGGCTATCGTTGAGTGGTACAACGGCTACACGGGAGTGGCGTAATGGACGAGTATGTACCACCACGCTACACCATTGAGCTGTGGCATCGCGGCAAAACAAAGGTAGCCGACATCACCAGGCTTTGCCAAGACCTCGACTGGAGTATGACGCGAAACGGCGTTGAGTCGCTAGATTTTAATATGTCGATGCCAGACTGGGAAGAGAAGTGTCGACGGATCGGCGAGAACCCAAACACTATCTTAAAGCCATGGGTGAGCGACATTAGAGTCAAGCGCAACGGCGAGTATTTATTTGGTGCAGTGGTAGTAGAGGCGAACCGCAACCTAAACACCGACAATGCGAGGGTGCTGGTGCAGTGTGACGGCTACCTGAACCTGATTGACGCACGATACCTGAACGGTCGCTGGAAAGGAATTGAAGCTACTGACATTGCTTGGGATATTATCCAGGAGGTGCAGAATCGACCTAACGGAGATGTTGGTATCACCAGGGGTAGCAGGCAGTACCGCACCGGCATACGACGCGACAGAATGGACGACTGGGAGGATATCAACGCTAAAGATGCGCTGGTGTCGCTAACCAATTTGCAGGACGGCAAATTTGATTTCCGTTTCACCTACGACCGCAAGTTTGAGACGTTTCAGACACTGGGCAACGAGCGGCCAGATGTGGTGGTGCATTATCCTGACGACGGCTTGGGCATTGGCGCAATTCGTATGGAGCTGCCGCAATCTGGGGCAAACCTGTACAACAACATCATAGGCAAAGCCTCTGGCATGGGCGAGGAAACAATCCGCTACAGTGCTGAGGACGTGCTGAGCCAGCAGGAGTTTATCTTGCGCGAAAAAGTACAGCTATACAATAGCATCAAAAACCTATCGACACTGGCGGGGCACTGCGAGGCTGATGTGGCGGTGATGAGTCGGCTGGTCGACCTGCCGCGCGTCACAGTGCGCGGTACACAATTTGATCTGAATAATATCGGAGTAGGCGATCGTATCGTAGTTGAACAAAATAAGTATTCGTCGTGCCCACTGAGCGGTTATTACCGAATCGAGCAAATATCTGTCAAGGTCGATGAGAACATGAGCGAGGAAATAACCTTAACGCTGGATAATTACGACTTATGAGCGGACGATTAAATCTAGTGGAGGAGCGGCGAGCCATCGGTAAGTTGCGGGCGCTGCTACGTGCCTCTGAGCAAATGAAAGCGACGCAGCGTACCAGTAACAACTCCGGCATTATTTATTACGAAACGAAAAGTGCACAGGAATACGACGCAATGATGCCTGTCGCATATGACCCCATTTTTCTTGGTGGCAGAATAGTCAAAATTGAAACGACTTTCACCTCACGCAAACAACAGTGGCCGTATGTGCTGTTTTTGCCGCAGTTTTACGTCGGTGACAATCCTGACACGTTGGTGGGCGCGCAGATAATTGGCGGCAGCATCATTGACCAGAGCACGCCAGACATCAATAAATTAGAGATGCCATATCAGCTGGCGTTTAGCGCCAGCGCCACTATCGACAATCCGCCGCAGGGCCAGACGAAATATGTGTACGCTAAGTGTGTTTTTTTGGGGACAGACAAGGGGTCGTTTAGTATGAAAGCGAGCCTGCTATGAATCGGCTGAGTATGTTGCCTGAAAACCAACTGGCAGACATTTTAATGTCGCTCGACCGCAATATTCGCGACCTAAAAACCGGCCAGGTGATGGCATCAAGCGGGCTGGTGTTTTATGAGAGTGCCAGTAGCGACGAATGGGATTTCAATCAGGTTGCTAACGTGGTTGGCGGGCAGCAGCAAGCCTCTGGCGTGCCATTTATAATTACGGCAACGGCAAAAAAGGACAAGACGTTCTTGTTGGCTGATCTGATTATTGACAAGATGTTGATAAACAGTACAACACCGACGCGTATTGACATAATACCAATATCGAGCGACGTGCGACATGTTCGCAAGTGGTTTGCATATGTGTACGTGCGAAAGGGACTGAGCAGCGTGCTGGCGCAGATGAAGTGTGCTGTGGTGGCAAATACTAGTGTCGATTTGACAGTCGAAAGTAGGATGTTATGAGGATTCAAGAGATAGACGGCGAGACGATGGCGCGAATCATTACGCGGTACGAGCGTGAAATTACCGAGATGAAAGCAGCACAGCGTGTTGGTGCTGACGGCGTGCAGGTATTTCGTATCAAGTTAGAAGCGGCGATCGACAAGCGTGACGCAACGTTTCTGAGGCGGTTCAAAATCGTATTTACGCCGAAAGCTAGTACGTATCAGTCGGGTATGGTTTTTAAGCTGATGGTTGGCAGACGCAGCAGCCATGGCTCGGGACTAGAGGATGTCACTCGTTATTTTCAGCGCCGGCGAAGCAATATCGGTGTACAGACGTGGCTAAATATATCAGATTTTTTAGTCGACCTCGGCAGCAACACGTTCAAAATCTACGCGTTCGCTACGTCTGACGGTGAGCTGAGGGTTGAATATGTCTAATCTGTAATGTGGTAAGTGAGAATGAACGATAAACGAGACAAGGAATCGATGAATCAAACACCCAAAACGGTGCGGGAATTGGGCATCATGATGACTGCGCGCGACGACGTACTGAACGAAAGGCTGAGTTCAATAAACGATAATGTGTCGCGGCTGGCGGAGTCGGTCAAACAGCTAGCTGAATCGAAAGCCGATGCCGAGGAGCTTAAAGCCCTGATAGCCCGCGTGGAACTGATGCAGGGCAGTTATTTGTCCAAGAGTGAAGCTAAGATTGGCGCTGGCGTAATGACGGCGGTAATTACCGTGATTGGCTTTATGGTCGATTTAATTGTGAGAGTTGTGAATAAACCGTAATGATTAATTTAATAGGAGGTCAAAACCGATGAAAGGCATCGACATATCAAGCTGGCAGGCTGGCTTGGACGCCGGTAAAATCCCGGCAGATTTCGTAATAGTAAAAGCAACCGAGGGAACTGACTACGTCAACCCAAACTGCGACGAGCATTATCAGCAGGCGGCCGCAGCCGGCAAAAAGCTCGGTGTTTATCACTTTGCGAGAAACGGCAGCAATGACGCGATCGCTGAAGCTGACTTTTTCGTCGACAATGTCCAAGGCTACATCAAGCACGCCATGCTCATTCTTGACTGGGAAGATGGCGGAAATGTTGGCGACGTAGCGTGGGCGCGCCGCTGGCTCGATCGAGTTCAAGAGCGAACCGGCGTGAAGCCGCTCATCTATATGTCGGAGAGCGTGGTGAACAGCCACGATTGGAGCAGCGTCGCCGGTGCTGACTATGGCCTCTGGGTGGCGAAATACCGCGACATGGCCGTCGACTTCAACTACGACATGAGCCAAGCCGGAACGCCGCCAAGCGTTAAATACTGGGACGGCTATGCAATGTGGCAGTGGACATCGAGCGGTCGACTTGACGGCTGGGGTGGAAACCTCGACTGTAACGAGTTCTATGGTGACGCTGAGGCGTGGGATAAGTACGCAGGCGGAGCGCCAGCACCAGCTGGACACAGCGGGCAAATTGCTAACCCACAACCAGCACCAGAGCCGCAGCCGACATACACAGTTCAGCCAAACGATACGCTGAGTGAGATCGCCGAAAAATATGGCGTAGACTATCACTACTTGGCAGCGATTAATGGTATCGCAAATCCACACGTGATTTATGCAGGCCAGGTATTGCGCGTGCCAGGCGGCAGCGCACCAGCCGAGCGAACGGTGACAGTTCAGTGGGGTGATAACCTAAGCACCATCGCGGCCGCGCACGGCACAGATTGGCAAACACTGGCTCGAATTAATAACGTGCCAGACCCAGATTTAATTCACCCAGGCGACGTTTTGAGGTTACCGTAATGACGCCAGACTTGTCGAAAATCACGATCACGAAGTCGAGCCTGTACTTCCGCGAGTGCAAAGCTTGCGGCTGCGTAACGCTGCACATTGGCAAGACCACGCCAGAGATGCCAGCAGGCTCAACATACAACGATTGCCTGCAATGCTTAGTGGACGCGCACAGTGTCCCAGGCTTGAGTAGATGGCACGATCCCAAAACGGGCGAGCCGCTGAAAGACCCGCGAGGTGATGTAATCCAGCGAACAATAGACGCTAAAATCCAAAATACCGAAAACTGTCTGCTAAAGAGCGGCTCCAGCAGCAGTTTTGGATTAATGTAAGGAGAGAATAACATGAAATCACTAGAAGCACTGAAAAATATCAACTACAAAGATGTTGCTGCTCGAGCATTGTGGACGTTTCTACAAACGTTTATCGCGACGTTCTTGCTGGCAGGTGTAAACTTAGTAAATCTGTTGTTTGCGGCAAGTTGGCGCGAGTTGTGGGCGCTAGCGCTAGCGACGACGCTATCTGCGATTGCTGCCGGGCTGTCGGCCGCTAAGACGATAATTATTGAGTTAGTGCGTCAGATGCAGCAAGCCGTTGAGTAGTTCGGTATTTCCGAACAACTGAAAACCGCCTCGAAAGCTCGGAGGCGGTTTTTGAGCTGGAAAGAAATCCTTTATAGTTAGGCCGCACCAATTGCGATCCAGCTGAAGTAATATGAACCTCTCAGCATAGCACCATCAAAGCGGCGACATCTCGCCGCAAATGATGAGTTTGTGATGCTAACCGCTCCAATTGACGCACCAGCCCACGATGGATTTGGCGCGTCCGTCCACAGATCGCTAGCGTTGTCGTAGCCGTTGTAGGTGCAAATAACAGTCGGTACCGTTCCACTCTTAAATATCTTCGGAAACGCAACGGTTGTCGTAGTCTCTATTGTGTCAGTTGGGGCTATTACTCTTGCTCGACCATACTGAAAAATGACAGGTTCAACTGGCTGGTTAGTACTGTCTCGTTTCGCCTGAATGAAGTCTGACCATTTTAAGTGTCGTGGTAGGACTATACTATAATAGAAACATGCTTATGATACTAAAACGAATCGTTATTCGCTTGTATAAAGAATATCGCTATATTTTCCACGGCAAATAACGTCAATATCGCCTAATCTGTACATTTATAATCAGGAGGATTCATATGGAAAACACTGAAAAAGTACAGAATTATAAGGGCGGCGAGATCCGCCGAACAGTTGACGGCTATTATATTTTCGTCAAAGGCGATGCACATAGCGGGCCGTATGTAAGCATTTCGGCAGCTAAGGGCACTGTCGACACCACCGAGGCTGAGGCTGAAAGCGAGCCAACAGAGCCAGAGACACCAGCAGTAGAGTCTGCCGACGAGGTTGTTGAGCCAGAAGTTGAAAATACCAATGATGAAGCTGAGGCCGAGACTGTCGACACCACCGAGGCTGAGGCTGAAAGTGCTGACGAAAAATAACTATGGCGCTAGGTTTTCCTAATAGTAACGGTGGCCGCACCACTGATAGCGCACTATTCCACGCACTCGGCAATGCTTTTGTCGGCTCGTGGATCAGCGGCTTTAGAGTGCGTCAAGCCAGTCCTGTCGGTATGAATGTGCTGATCGGCGGAGAAAATGGTGTGCCCGACGATCTACTAGTGCGCGACGCCATGTCGGCAACATTCCCAGTGAGTAATTTAAGCACGCAGCCTGTTCAGGCGAGTGTTACCACGGCAAATAGCGCCAATCCGCGAATTGACGCGGTGGTGATCTACATCGACACAAACGTGGCCGCCTCACAGACTGTAGCCAACAACGAGAACCGTACGAAAGCGATAGTTGTGCCCGGTACACCAGCGACTAACCCAAGCGCACCAACGCCATCGCAGATTAAGGCGAAAATTGGTGCGTCTAATCCATATGAAGTAATCGCCGAAATACGCGTAAACGCCGGCACGACGACGATTCTCGACTCTGTCATCACTGATAGGCGTAATCCAGCCACACTGGCTGACGGGCGGATTAACAGGGCTGAAATGTTCAAAAACGGCGTGATTAACTCGGACACACTTGGCAATGATATAGTCCTACCACGACATTTGTCGCCAGCAGCCCGCGGCGACCGCAGCACGTCAGAAGTCGACACCGGTATGAAATGGATTGACGGTCGCACAATTTACCAGAAGACATTTGCGATGGGCGGCTTAAAGGTCGCTGGTAAAACAACGAAGCCGCATGGCATTGAAAAACTAGATATGGTTATTAATATTCGCGGTATTGCGAAAGAGGACAGCGTTGGTGCGACTATCAATATACCGCACGCTGCCGATCAACAGGCTTACACAGTGACTGTTTATGTTGACAACAATAATATTAATATCCAAACCTACGCTGACCAATCTGGATACAGAACCTCATTTGTAACTATTCAATATGTGAAAAAACCTTAAATAATGCCTATCGCCACCCACGAAATCCCATGCCAGGCACCGCCAAATATACCAGTAGTCGAAGCGTTGAGCGTCGTACCAGTGTTCGTCACAACACCAGATTCAATATTCAGTCCACTGCCGATCACTTGATTAAATTCGCTAATACTGGTGGCTTTACTGCCTGTCTTGTAGCCAATTAGGGTTGGAGACATTGAGAAGACCTGTTTGAACTGTTTTGGGAATACGACAGGCACCGGCTGTCTTTTCGTGCTACTTCCCCAGAATTGCACCCAGCCAGCCTGCACCAAAATATTACCCGAAACATTCTGATTGGCACCGTCAGCACTGAACGCTAACAGAGATGGCGAATTGAGATGTCGTGGTAGGACTATACCGTGTAATATTTAGTGAGTTTTCCACAGGTTTAATAGGGGTGATGAAAAATGTCGAAAAATCTCTGACTTTTTTGGTGAAAAACTATTGCAATTAGCTAACGCGTTTGTTATAATAAAGACAGTGGTAAGGGGATTACCAGAACATTGACAATCAGGCGGCTAGAAAGGAGAAGGCTATGAAGCTAGTATTCTGGAAGTTCGAAATTGAATTCCAAATAGAAATCGCCCTCCGAAAAAGGCGATAATCTAAACACAACTAAATCTTAGCACATCCGAAAATAAAAATCAAACACCCCTTACCACTCCGCCTGGTTAGAAAGGAAATTGGCGAAATGTCAATGAAATCACACAACATTACAGAATTAAGCGAGGCTGAGTTTATTTATGAACTGACCCGCAGCGGCAGTCGAGTTAATCAAAGCCCGCTACAGTGGACACACGAATGGTTAAGCGCTCGCGGCGCAAGCGTTAAGGGGTTAAAAGGGCTAGGCGACTGGAGCGGCGCGGCTACCACTGCTGACGTCGAGCGACTACGCAAGGGTGATATCATCGGCTGTATTAATGCTGTGATCGCTGCTCAACGGTCCTTGGCTGGCAAAAACTCAGCTAACAGTTTGACGCCAGAACAGCGCCGTGAGCGCGCTAAAAAGGCAGCAGCAGCCAGCGCGGCAGTGCGTAGCGCTAAAAGTGTTGCCAAGTCTGAAAAATAATGCTACAGTGAAATCACTAGTTTAGTCGCTAGTAAAAGTCATAGTCCCGCGCAAGCGTCTCTATGATAAGCAGCCAACCTTGCTTATGGTTTTGACTGCGACAAGCTCTAATCCGTCTATTTATGGGGCGGATTATCTTTATCTGTGGAAAACTCTAAAAAAGTCCATAAAATGCATGCAAAATGCTTGCATTATGCATGCATGTTTGCTATAATAAAGACAGTCAAGCGAGGCACATTAACAATCAGGAGCACACAATGATAGAACAAATCACAATCAAAGCTTTTATCGGAAGCGACAATAAGATTAAAAAACTTGAGGTCGACAAGATAATATCAATCGTAAACGCTAATCACGAAGCCTTCACTCTCGACTATCCAGTCGTCGGATACTGGAGAGGTGAGGCAGAGGAAACGGCAGTACTCTATTTATCAGACGAACGTCAAAAGGTGATGAACACGCTCAGCGAATTAAAGAAGGTGTTAGACCAAGAGGCAATCGCCTACCAGATAGAGAATGATTTACAACTAATATAAAACTAAAGCCTCGCTTGGCTCTAGGGTGCTCTAAACAGAAAGGGGGCAGGAATGCCAAAGGTAAATCGTATCACCAAGCAAAATGGTACTATCACTAAAACACAAGTGGATGCACCGACGCCAATCTACAACGTGCGGATCAAGCAAGAGGTGTATGAGCGGCTGGTTGTGCTAGCGGCAGAGAACGGCCGCAGTGTAACTGGCGAAATCAATCACCGGCTTGAGCAGTCGCTTGAAAAGTAGTATGATAGCTGGGCAGTTGTTGTGATTTGCAGCTGTCATTGTGGGGCACTCCGTTTTCGGGGTGCCTTTTCTGTTGACAAAACAAAATCAGTTTGCTAGAATGACTAGTGAACGTACAGGATTTTCAGCCCGCCCAGATGCAAATCAGGGTGGGCTGTCTGTATCTGGCCTCAAAAAATTGTTATCAATTTTAGAGGCTATTTTTGTTTGTCAAGAGCAAAAATGGCATTTTGAGGGTAAAATGGGGAACATAACCATAGACGAGCGACGAGTTCAGAAAATGCAGCAGAGGTTAGGTAAGGCGACAAAGCTAATCACCGATGATAATTACTTGCCGATGTTTAGAAATCGACAGATCAATTATGCGAGAGAGTTCGATTATTCGATTAAATTGGCGAAACGAAAACGCAACCCACGCAAGTACTTCGCGTTTATTTGGTCGAGTGCGAATCTGGCGAAAACGGTGGATTGGCTGCGCAAACTGATCGCACAGGCGAAAGCTAAGGCAGCTGAGGAGCGCCACAAGCAGAAAATGCAAGAGCAGGCAGCATTGCCACTAAATATCGCTGGATTAGAGAAACTAGCGCAGATGAAGCGCAGCTACAACCTGATAACGTAACAATCACTGCTGACATTTTGACGTCGCTCGCGTAGCGGCTTGTTTGCGTTTGCTCATGTGCAAATATTATGCAATAATCCTAGGTATATGCGAGTATTTGGGAGTTTTGCGTAATGAAAGCGGCCGTCTGGCCGTATTTTTTATTCAAATTAGCGCAAATCCGCCCGCCACCGCCCATTTTTGATAACAGAATTATCAGAAAATTAAATGTGAGGGTTCTATATACAATTGAGCTTTTAAGGTTCGTTATAAGCAATTCTATATAGAACTGGTTTTTTAAGTGGAGTTAAAATCATGACGAAAAATACAATTATGCCAATCGAGCGAGCTTTTGATGAATATTTGGAGTACTGCGAGTTTACGCGCCGGATGAGCCGCCAAACATTGAGTGCTAAACGCTGGGTGATGCGAGATTTCAGAGCCAGTGTGCCAGCCAGCAGTCTGAGCGAGATTACGACGCAGCAGGTCAACGACTGGATTGCGACGCAGGCACGGCGCGGCTTGAATAGCCGGACTATCAATACACGAATTTGTCATGTGGTGGCGATGTTTCGCTATTTCAGAGACATGGGCGTAGAGATGCCTGAGCTAAAAATCCGCCACATCGTCAAGCAAAAGGAGACCGAGCCAATCCGCCGAGTTTTCTACACGAGGGAGCAAATCGAGCAGGTATTGAGCTACTGCAATCAGATACAGTGGCTATTGATTAAATTATCGTTTGACTGCGGCTTACGTATCACCGAGCTGAGGAATCTGCGGCTATTGAATATCACCGACAGAATGATCGTATTTACTGGCAAGGGTGGTAGGCGACGCGAGGTGCATATGAGCCGAGAAGCTCGCGAAAGGTTGACGCAGTGGATCGTTAGTCGGCGTATTGACGACTATTTGTGGCAGAAGTCGAGCGGCACACTGCTCAGCGTCGAGGAGCTGCGGCATTTAATGCGTCAGCCGTTCTATCTGGCGGGATTTCGCAATTTTCACCCGCACGCACTGCGGCACTCATTTGCTACAGACATTCAGCGAAACGGGGCGACGCTCATGGAATCGCAGGAGATGCTCGGACATTCAAATGCGGTGATTACGCAGCGATATTTACACGGACTAGATGGCCAGATGGCAGCGTGCTTTGAAAGATTGAAGTTTAGCGCAATATCATAATAACAGAGGTAGTGGTGCGGACTTTTCCACAGTTTTCGTATCATTTTTGCCCATTTTATAACGCAAGCGTATTGACAGAACGCTTGCGTTTTGCTATACTGAAGACAATTCAGATGAGCGGCAACCACCGCCATCAACGGCCTTTAACATCACTGGAAAAACAAGATTCATGGTTGAGCGGTTTGCTCTATCATGTAATATTTTTCAGTGATTTATATATATCAGCTTCTAGCTCAAAGTTTTCGATAAGGGGCAGAAGTCGC